CACTCGGAGTGTCAGAGAAGGTGTGGTAAAGAGATACCCCCTCCGTAACTGGAGGGGGTATTTTACTGTGTAGTTTCTGTGTAGCCTATATGCAAAAATACCGCAATAAACAGCAATATTTGCAAAGACTAAAAATGCTGAAAACCCGCATGAACAAAGGAAAAACCCGCATTTCTGCGGGCTTTTCTTTGGCGGAGATGGAGAGATTCGAACTATAAATAAACATAGTGTTCAACAGAGGTTTCTCCATTAGTACATCACTTTTACACACCACTGTCTCTTATCCTCGGTGTTTTGCGTATGCGTTGCACAGTAAAATACCCCCTCCAGTTACGGAGGGGGCATCTCTTTACCACACCTTCTCTGACACTCCGAGTGCCTCGTACAAAAGGTGCTTTTGCTTTGTGCTTGCGCCTGGAACGGCCTTGTCGATAGCTTCTTTCTTTTTGCGGCTTGCAGAGTTGGTAATCGTCTTACCGTTCTCGTCCTTGTCGCCGGTGATACCACGGGCTGCAAAGTATGCCGCATAGTACTGGTCGTATGTAACGCCCTGCGCCACATATTCTGCAGCTTTCTCTCCGACATCCTTGTTGTATGTCTTTAGTGCGTACTCTGCGCCGAACGCCTTGCGGTTTGCTTCGCGCTTTACCACATCGCTGTTTGCACTTCCGATGCTCTTTGCGGTTTCCTCGTAGGCGCCGACGGTCAACAGGGCTTTTCTATAAATCTCGTTACGCAGCTCTAAGAGGTCACGAGCCTCGCTCATCTTCTCCTTGCGGGTCTTTTCACCGCTGTTGTAGATTTCCTTGAGTTGCTTCGTGATCTCGGACGCCGCCTTGCTCTGCTTATACAAGTAGGAGTAGGTTGCATCATCGGCAGCTGTCGCAAACTCGGTCTCCTTTACCTGCTTGGCTTCGTCCAGCGCATCATAGAAGTCGCTGCCCAGCCGGTTCTGCCGGACGCTATCTACCACAAAAGCCTTTACCACCGCAGGGACATCTGCTTTCTTGGAAAGCGCCGGGAGCAGCCAGTCACCGATAAAGCCGGAATACTGGTCGATTAGGTAATTAACCTTCTTCGGAGAAAGCCCTTCGATGCCGTTCTTCCCGTGTCGTGTAATCTCACCGAGCCAAATGGAGAACGCATCGGTGCTTTCATCGTACTGCAGATAATCCGGTTTTTCCTCCATGTAACTGGAAACGATGTCGCCGCCGTACCAGTTCTTGTTTGTCCTCATCGCATCAAACCCTGCAAAGATGTTATTGGTCCGCGGGTTGTTCGGCGCAAGCTGCTCAATAGCGAAAGACGGATAACCGGCAAACGCGCTGCTCGCAGGTTCCCCTTTCAGCCAACGCCACATACGATTGGTGAACGCCGTAATAACGGAAGGTTCACGGCCCATCGGAACCTTGATAAACTTATTGTCGCCGATTTTGATGAGGATGTTGCTATCCTTGATGTAGTTGGAAAGCTCCTTGTAGTCATCGTCCTCTTTCAGCCCATCATACAGCAGGCCCATAATGATACCGGGTGCCACGCCGTTGATAAGCAAGCGGGAGATCAGCTGTCCAATCTCTTTCCAGCCGCGCCGGTCAATGACATTGCGAATGTTCTTGGAAAGGCCCTGCATACCGGGGTTGAAGAACGGCACAAGGGACGCATTCAGCTTGCGGGCAGCGAAGCCACCACGGCCAAAGTTGGTTGTAATGTCCGCCGCGTTGTAAAGCGCCTGCTGCACATCGCCTGTGTCCTCCATCGTGCTGATAAATTCAGCAAGTCTGGGGTACTGCTAGACCGCTTCATTGGCAAAGGAGAGGATGTCGATCACTCTATTCAACCCACCAGCCACTTTATCGACTGCACCGTTCTTGAAATGGTGGCGGTCGGAAAGCCCCGTCTTTGGGTCATAATAGGTGGTTCCTTTTCCGCCCATCGCCTGATAGAGCTGCCAATACTTCCCGTTCGTTGCGATTTCCTTTACGGCCTTGCCGTAGTTCTTAATGAATGTGGCATTGCTGTAATGGGTAAAGTACAATGCAGACTGTGCATCACGGACGAAATTTCGCACGATGAATACAGGGTTCCATTGCGTGACCAGTTTCTTGAATGTGCTGTTGATGGAGCGCAATGCTTTCATCCCAAAGGAATTGGATTGCTCAATGGGTCTAAACCCATCGGCCATTGCTTCACTCATATGCAGAGTAACCGGTTTGCCATCCACCCAAATGCGCAGCGTGTTCTTGAGGTTCTCTGCGGAATCCGCATCAAGGTCAACGAGATCGCCTTCCTCTGTAACACTCTGAATGTATTCCGAGATATCACGGGTAGTATCCATTGCATCTTCATACAGCATATTGCCCAGAATGTTCTTCTTGGCTGCGGAGAAGGTCTGCAAGGTCTGCCTGGCAATACTGTCGATCAGCGGCATGATATCCTGGTTGCCACCTTTTGCGGACTTGATGGTGCTGTTCACCGCAACGCTGTTGGGGTTGGAGTAGCCGCCGGAGGTGCTGGGCATATCGCGGTAGGTGGGAACATAGTGCGGATACAGTTCCTTCATGTACTGTGCCATATCAGCGCTCACGAGTCCGCCCTGCTTTCGCACCTCCATCAATCCGTCAAGGTAGGCATACACATCCTTTGCCCACTTCTCAAATTCAGGGTGTGCATCCAGCAGGTCAGCTGCGGCGGCACGGCTATCGTCTGCGGTCACGCTACTGCCGAATACAGGCTTGTCAAACTGCTTTTCTGCCCACGCCTGGAACTGCTTATATTGCTTGGCGGCGGCAATCTGTGCCTCGGTGTAGGCTTTTGTAAGGGCAGTATCCTTGCCTGCGGCTGTGGAGATGTTCTCATCTGTCATTTCCGCAAAGCCGTTGACTTCCCTGTTCAGTTTCGCCCGAAGTTCTGCAAGCTGCCGCTGCGCCTTTTCGCGTACACTCATGCGGTCTACATTGTGCTCATGCAACAGGTAGGTGTAAAACTCATCGGTCAAGCCAGCCTTTTTCGCCGGTTCAAATACCTGCATGAGGTTCTTATCGCCGATCTTCTTGCCGTTAAGGTCATACTGCCCTGCGCCGCCAATGGAATACTGCGCCGCCGCAGATGCCTGCCCGACATTGTTCGCTGCATACATGATTCTGCTGTCGCCGACTTCGTTCCCGAATCGCTCCAGCTCATCCTTAGTGTTGACTAACTGGCGCTTAATGGTGCGCCAGTCTTTGGCGACTTGCGCCTTAAAGGTTTCCTTGTCCTTCTTCGGCATTTCGGTCAGAACCTTGGCAACATCTTCCGTAGTGGTGGATTTCTGTTCCGCCGTCCTCAATCGGGCTTTGCTCTTTGCCCGATCCTCCCGCACCACTCGGTCAATGCGGTCCTGCGTCCTCCGCCGGTTGAATTCGTCCTTGGCTTCGGAAAGCTTTTCGTTGTACTTGTCCCGCACCTGCCGATTGTTCGCACGGAGGTCAGCACGGTATTGCTTGGAAAGTGCGTCATATTTCGCCATGAATTCTGCACGGGCCTTTGCTGCCTTCTCTCGCTCTTTAGCCGCTGCTATTTCGGTGAGGAGTTTCGTCTCTGCATCACGCCAGCGGTCATTCATCTTCGCTTCCGCAGTTGCCTGCTGGCGATAGTCAGCAAGCTGCTGACGGATGTCCTTCACCTCAGCTTGTGCAGCCTTCAGCTCATCGTTTGCTTTCTCGGTTGCTTCGGAAACAACCCTGTCGATGTCGCCCATGTACTGGGCATCTTCCATGAGGGAGTAGCGGATATCCTTGCTTTCGGTTGGAGCGGTATTGTCAATGTTCTTAAATTGACTACTGTCAAACGCCACATACACGGTGGCGTTATCATATTTGCCCTCTACAATGTATCCGTCATAACCAAGCGTGTTTCGAGCCGCTTCAAGAACGGTTCCGGAACCTGCTCCGCCGTTTGCAATCTCCGCAAGGATTTCGCTATCACTATCGCTATATTCCATAGCTGCCTTTACGGTAGCATCCATCGCCCGGTTATACCATGCTTTTGAAGGGTACCCAATACCGCCAGCAGGATCGTAATTCACAAGCACTTCATCACCGGTCGGGTCAACAGCCTGCAAAAGTTTTTTTACTTCTGCCCTTGTCAGCGTAATCTCGCTATCGCTCAACGGCTTTTTGATATCAAGATACCCCTCAAGGAGTTGTCCGCCATCCTTTTGGTAGCCCTCTGCCATCGGCTTGTAGTCAGTGAAATAGAAACCTTGCCCCTCGGAACTGCCATGCTGGGACATGAAATCGGGGGAAAACTCGGTAAACACCGCCGGGCTGCCATGATATACAGGTTTCAACCTGCCCTCTGCGTCAACGACTTTGGAGCCGAAGAAATACTCCCGCTGCTCGGCAGAAAGCTCCCTGCCGGTACTGTCCATTGCCGGGATATCCATAAGGGAATGTTTCCCGCTTGCATCTTCTGCGCTATTCTGCATAGAATAGTTATTGACAGCATCAGTGTCTTGTGCTACACTAATGGTGTCGAAGTCAACCGCTGTGTTCCGTCTGGGCAATTGGAGCCCATCTCGATGAAGCAGTCGGTTGGCTTCTTTTTTGCTATACCCTATGAGATTCCCACGAATCAACTGGTCTGCAATAAAATTGCGACTGTTCTCCTTCCCATAAAGGCTGGCAATTCTTGTGACCACATCAAATCCGTTATTTCTGCTTAAATGCAAAGCGACAACAACAGGGTTTCCACTGCTATCGGAAACAGATGTAACCACAACAGAGGAGTTGGGAACCGTGTCAGACTTCAAGAGAAGAACGGGCTTTTCTATCATTTCCGGAAGTTTGAGAATGACATCGTCAGAAAGCTCGTGACCGTGAGTATCAACGGTCGCCTTTCTCTGGGCCTTCGTTACAACAGACTGTGCCATCACAATCGGCTCATTCGCAAGACCAGCAGCTTGCAAATATTCCGATGTATTGTTCAGGTAGAACAAATCCGTCGGGCGCATCTTTCCAGCCTTGTAATCTGCAAACTGTTCTGCGAACGGGCGATTATTGCCTTTTACAGCCGCATCCATAACCGAGTAAGATATCTTTCCCGCTTCTTCCGCATCGCTCCTTGCTTCCATACCGTCAATCAAAGCCCGCTGCGATTCGGACAGCCTGTTGTAGGCTTCCTGTGCAGAGGGCTTTCCTTTTAGCTTTTTGAGGATACGGTTCAAGAAACCTTTAATGCCGGTGGCGGCTTCCGTATTTCTTGCGCCGATGTACTCCAGCATATCCCGGCTGCCCAAAAGATCACCACTGATATCGGCAGCGACTTCCTCCGCAGCTGCATTCTGGTCAAGCTCAATTCCATTGCGCTCGTACAGTTCGGTTTTGGCATTCATCATGCCCTTTACCATATCGGCATAGTCGGGGTTCTCTACCAGCGTATCAATCAGCCCGGAATACTTGCTATCAGCTACAAGGTCGTGAAACATCTCATGCCCGAAAGTAACCATCAGCGGATCGCGGGAATTGATGTTGACATAAATGGTGCCATCCGGTGCGCGATAGCCATTGGTCAGTCGGTACTGCCCATTGACCTGCACCGCACCCTCGAACCACACGATAGTCTTGCCAAGGTATTTCGCTGCATTGTTCACCTCGGCAACAGTTTTCTTTTTACTGCCGGGAATTTCAGCTTTCTTATAGCCGATCTCGGTATTGCCGCGCACATCGGTATTGGTGATCTCCTTGATACGGCGCTTGCCGTCTACATCGGTAATGGTGTTTTGCTCAACGGAAAGCCATCTTTCTTCGGATTCCCGCTGCATCTGCTCCGCCTGCGCCTGCATATCGGCATCGAACTGGGCAGCAGCCTGTTCTCCTGCAGCAGCGACACGCTGGGCATATTCCGCCTGGGAGATCGCCTGTTTACCGGACTTCGCAATGTTCTGCGTAGCCACTTCGATAGCGGCAATATCCTGTGCTGTGTTTCCGCTGAACTGGACGCCGGTCAACTGGGAGAATGCCTGTCTTGCGGCAGGGTCGTTATTGATGCGAGCAGCTACGCCTTGGTTAGCTGATACACCGGCAAGGGCGCTGTTGTAGGCTTTCTCTCCTGCGTTGGCGGGATTATCAACTGTGGGCGCAAAAGCCTGCCCTACGCTGTCCTCGGCTGTTTTAATGGATTGTGTGCGCTGGGCATCGGTAATAGCTGTTGCTACGGCTTGCGGAGTAGCTTCCACATTCAGCTTTTGGGCCGCCTGCGCCAGCGCATCCGCTTTGGAGACCATCGCCTTGATCTCATTGATGGAGACCTGGGTAATATCGTTCTGGATTTTGGAAAGGCCGCTCTCGGCATCATAGGTGAGGTTTGCTTCATACAGTCTGCCCACCATTTGGTTGCTGGGGTTCTTCTGCACCTCCGCCGCATAAATGGCAGGTGCGGTGCCTGCGCCTTTCTCCATGCCCTCCTGCACCTGCTGCGCTACGGCAGCAGGGGAAGCATTCAGTGCCTTGCCTACACGGCTATAGGTGACGGAACGCATCGCAGCGTTGCCGCCGCCAAATACACCGCCTGCAAGAGCGCCGAGGAGCATATCATAGCCGAAGTTGTCCATCTCGTCACTGTCGCCGGTGAGGGCCTTTTCAATGGCGTAGTTGATAACATCCTCTGCGCCCTCCTCAATGCCTTCGGAGAGAGCGTCCCGCAGCCACTTGCCACCCACGGAATTGGCGAGGTTATACAGGCCGGGGGCTTCCGCCATCAGTTTCTTTGCAACAGCCTGCCCGGCGGCAGACTTGCCCAGCGAGCCATACAAACCGCCAAACTGTTCGGTAAGCATGGAAGCGCCACCGGCAGCGGAGCCGAGTACGAATGCTGTATCCGTATTCCCGTACTTCTCATAGGCATCTGCATATTTATTGCCCGCGGCGGATGCAGCCATCACGGGCAAACCGGAGCCGGGGAGGACCGCGTTTGCAACAAGGGACGGCACCATGTTCGAGATCGTATTGACCAGCTGCAGCGCTCCGCCCTCAACAGCACCAACGCTGGCTACATTCTTCTCGTGGCGCAGTTCTGCCTGTGTCTTATAGTCCGTGATGGGGATTTCTCTCTTATCGGCAAGCCCGGCCCGCTTTACGGCTTCGGTACCGCTTACGCCGCTTTCCATCAGCCGCTTGGCTTCCCATGCCTGCGCTTCCGGATTACCGGAAAGATACGAAGATGCTGCAGCGGCATACTGCCTCATGCTTTGGAATGCATTCTGCACGCCAGAAAGGACAGCATCGCCTGCCTTGAAGTTATTCTCGTCCGGGTTGTAGTCCTCTACCGCTTCCGCATTTCGCTGGTTCTTCCACTGCGTATAGGCGTTCTCGTACTCAATGGCAGCCTTGTTGGCAATCTCCTGCTGCTCCTTGGCCTGCTGCGGCATATTCCCAGCTCGCATATAGGCCCCGGCCTTAATAGCCGCATCGTCGCGCCTCGCTTTGATAGCATCCAGCTGCTCCTTCATGGCATCGCTTTGTTTACGAGAAGAAGCCCCAGCAGGCGCAGCCTGGGTAGGCTGCGTGCTGGGGGAAGAGGGATTATATTGGGTAGCTTTCTTCACAGCTTGAACAAGAGAGGCAATGCCGCTCCGCTGGTAGTTCTGCTCAAGCTCCGCGGCAGGCGATGCACCGATAGATTTTTGATAGTTTTGTTCCAGCGTTTTTCTATCCATTTTTCCTCCTGTTATTTAAGTTTGAGAAGGCTATCCGCCATTGCATCAGAATAACCGGCCCGGCGCAACATGTTGTAGGAGGCCTGCCAGGCGGCATTGTAATTTGGGTTGTCCTTTTTGGTGGTTTTTGTCTTTGCCTTCGGGGCCTTTGCCAGCCCGGCGGAATAGCTTGCCTGCGCATTCAGCTTTCCGCTCTGCGGCTCCCGGTTCGCCTGAATCATGTCAAGGTATGCCTGATTCACCGCATCGGAATAGGCGTTATCCGCATCGGCAAGGCTGCTGTTATAGCGGTTGTTCAGCCGGACATAGGAGCTTTCCGCAAGGCCGCCATTGATGCCCTCACGGGCCAGCTGTCCAGGGAGGTTCTTTAGCGCCATCTCTTTGGCAATGTACGCCCTGCGTGCATTGTCCTCTCGCTGCTGGGCCGCCTGTTTCTGCTGGGCCTCATACATCTGCCGGTTGTAGGCAAGCAGCTGGTCATAGGCAGCGGTCTGCGCATCCAGCTGCGCTTTCAGGCTCTCAAGGTATGCGTCCCGCTCGGAGGTGTCCGTCACGGTGGAGGAAATTTTCGGGGAAACTCCAGCCAGGTTAGCCTTTGCCGAAGCAAGAGCTCCGCCCTTTATCGCTGCATCTACAGCGCCCCAGCCGGGCTTATTTACTTCGGAGCCTGCTGCTGCGCCCGCCCTCGCCACATCGTAACCTATCGGCTTGACTGTGCGGTTGCTTCCGCCATCGTTTACAAGGGTTGTGTTCTTTCTCAGTGCCAAAATTACCCCTCCTTGTCATATGCCGCTGTGTCATACTGCTCCACAGCGGCTAAAATTCTCCCACGCAGCGCCTGTGCGCTGGCGTGTTCGGTTCTGTATTTTTCTTTGATTTCTTCCAGCTCGGCGACCAGTTTATCATAATCGCTCGGCACCTGCGCATCGTCATTGAGATACTGCCGCACCAACGCCAAAAACGCACTCCAGTGCGGTCTGATATAGGCAGGGCAATCTTTCCTTGCGTACCAGTCATGGTGCTGGTAGACGGCGTTCTCGTTCAAACCATGCCGTTTAAGAATAGCAGCGCAAAGTCTTGCGCCGTTATCTTCGGCAATCCGGTTATACTCGGCACCAGTTCCGTCCATGATGATCTCGATGGCGATGGTAGTGCTGTTGCCGGGGCCGTAGTTTCCATCGGCAGCGTGCCAACCGACCTCGCCCTCGTCAAGGTTCTGCCATGCTTCGTTCTCGTCCACATAGTAGTGGACACGAACAGACCCCATGTTGCAGTTCGGGTAGGTCGCGCGGGTGTACTGCTCGGCCATTGTGGTACCGCTGGGGACTTTAATCCGGCCAGTATTGTGAATAGTCACACCGTTAATGGGGGATAACGCCCGGTTTGCCTTGTACTGCGTACCTTTGCGGTATGTATAACCGGCCTCGGTATAGTCTCGGTTCCATACGGCGCTATCAGGAATAAGCTTTTCACAGATTTTTACGCCGTTATCATAGCGTACATTATCGGGAGAGAGGAAAGCCATTAGGCTTCCCCCTTTCCCTCGGCATCCAAAATAGCCGCATCAGTGTGTTTGACCATGCCGGTGGTGGCTGCGTCATATGTACCATTAGCAGCCAAAGCGACAATAACAGCGTTCAGCAGGCACAGCACCACGCCCTGTACCGTCAGAGCAGAGCCGTTAAAGGCTTCGGCTCCGATGAGGATGGCCACAGAGATGATGTAAGCAAGCAGCTGGGTGTTGATGTTCTTGAGAGGGGTCTGCTTCAAAAACTGGGTGATGATAGTGACCATCATTACAGCGCCTGCGTAAGTACCAAGGGAAGTCCAAGTTACAAATTCGTTCATTTTATGTCCTCCTTAAAGGAATTTGAGTTCACCACGAATACAGCGGTCGTGGACGCTCTTAATGTTGCGGATCGCTGCATCCGCTTTGGAATTGATGTAGACATCTTCGTGCTCCACACAGTACTCTGTGTAGTTGTCGATATCCTCCAGCACATTGTTGAAGGATTCTTCGCTGTGGTTCACCCCACGGCGCAGCTCGTCCGAAAAGCGCAGGATGCGGATGCGGCACATATCTGTCCGGTAGCGTTCGTCAGAATCAATATGCTGTTGCAGCTTATTGTCCAAGGCTGCCATACCGGAGACAATCTGATCCTGCTTGTCCTGCTTGCGGTCAATACGATGCAGCAGCCAGCTAATGACGGTAGCCAATGCGCCGGAGCCGAGGAGGGCCAGTGCAATTTCCATGGGTTATGCCTCCTCAAAATACTGGCCTACAAGCTCGTGCGGCAGGTAATACAGCACGATGGTGCCGGTCTCATTCAAACGCTTGCAGAGGTAAGTTTTACTGTCCTCCGGGTCGAGGTAGTACTTGCCGTACTCGTATTCCATACCCTTCGATGCCGGGATGGGGTCATCAATCGTGCCGGGAGAACTGACATTGACGACTACCCACAGGGCAGGAACAGCCGGGGGTTCCCAGTCTGCCTGCGAGGTGTGAGCCTGCAAGCACTTGTACACCTTGCCATCGTGTCGTCTGCGGTCAACCACCGCATACTTGGTGCCAGTTTCCCATGGCAGGAACAGCATGGGGTTCTTTGCTGCATCAGCATCTGCCATGGTGCCGGTCACGCTGTCAATGCTCGTCCGGATTTCCTGCGCCTGTGCTAAAATGTCATCCCGCATTGGCTGTTTCCTCCTTTTCTTCGGTTTCTACGCCGAGGGTTTGCAGGGCTGCTTTCAGCTGTTCCAGCTCTGCTTCCTGCTTTGCTTTTACTTCTTTGGCTTTTTCGGTATAATAGCCCATTTAATTCACCCCCATAATATTAAGTGCGTTGAGCATATCCGCTGTATAAGAAACACCGTCAAGCGTTTTCCACTTTCCATCTGCGTTGTCGTACAAATATGCATCCACTTTTTGTGCTATCGAATTTTCATCTCCGAGATAAACTGATATCGGATTTATGAAGATAGAGTTATTCTTGTCGGCTAAAATATCAATACCATCTTTGGAGATATCAGCAGTTATCGCCAAATAACCACTCGCCAAGTCACGCTTGTAAGGAATTGTGTATAAGGTATCATTAAGGCAAGAATAAATATTCCCAAGATACGCTTCTTGGAATAATCTACTCCCGTAATTTCCGGGCTTTTGGTCACTAATAACAACAGGGGTTATGTTTGTGTCAGAGAGATTAAACTTTAGTGTCTTCAATGAATAGTTTGTGCTTGAAGATGCGCTTCCCCAGCTTGCCCAAGCCAAAAATGCCGTTTCGCCATCATTTGTCAGTGACCATTGATAGCTTGACTTCATATCAGCTCCACTTTGGTATATGTCAGAATGTTCAAATGTTGTTAGATTTATTCTTTTTATACGAGTCGTACATTCCGAAACCGTTAAAGTATTGTTGTAAGCGAAATATGCAAATCCGTTATAGTATATAATGCTTGTGGCACGAAACAAATCGGTTCCAAAATAGATGGTTTTTGTAATCTTCAATAATTCAGGGTCGATAACCAACATCTTATCAACGGAGTCACTATTAGAACCGCCAAGAGCATAAATATATTTCCCATCTGTAACTGCACTTATATAAGCATATGAGGTAATTTCACTAATTGAAAGAGTGGTACGGTTATACTTTCCTGTTGTCGGGTCGATAATACACATTTTATCCTCGGTGTAGCCATAACCTCCACTTGCGTAATGTGTGTTAAGAGAATATATCTTGTCACCTACCTTAACAATTCCACATCCCAAATAACCAATATTATATGCTGTTAAGGTTTCAACAAACTGCTTTGTTTTGAGATTGAATTTTGCTATAACAGTTCTTTCAACACTACTCACAAATGTATTGATTCGTACAACCCAAAGTTCATCTCCGACTATTCTTGGTGACAAAGAACTGGCGCCACCGCCAGACTCTGGCAAAAAAGAACCAAGCGATTGAAGATTTCCTGTTTGGCCATCAAAATAGGATATAACGGAAACCTTATCCGGCTTCTTCCCCAGCGGAACCCACAGTTTGCTTGTATCTGCGGGAGGTGTGGAGCCAAAGTCAATGTTCAAATCAACTCCGCCGCCACCCAATGTAATAGGATTTCCTAAAATACTCATATTCACCCTTTCCGGGGTGAGTATTTAGTTCACCCCTAATATATTTAGTGCGTTCTGCATGTCAGCTACATAGCTTTCACCAGACAGCGTCTTCCATTTATTTGTTGCTGTGTCGTACAGATATGCATTTGTAGGTTGCGCTATGTTGTTACTGTCGCCAAGATAAGCTTGACGAAGATAAGCTGTAATTTTGGTATTCTTATCACTAACGATAGGGAATGGATTATCAAAGCCAAAGTCAGCTTGCAGGAATAGATGATTATTCTCAAGGTTTGTTTGAATTGTGAATGTTCTTACAGATGAAACAGTGGGAACAGTGCCGACACCTGCAGAACCACCAAGAACCCATAGTTTGTTTGCAACTAAACCATAATGTGCACAGTTTGTAACACCAGGAAATTCAGTCGAGATGACGGTGCCAGCGTCTGTTTCCGTGTCGTATCTGATAACTTTGAATGGAGAACTTCCGCCTGTTGTATTGGTACACAGAATATAAATATACTTCGCGTACACACAGCAAGGAGCATACTGCCCATATGTTGCTGAATCGGCGCTTGCCAAACTTACATTCTTTAAGTATTTTTGGCTATCCAAATCATAAATTCTTAAAGAATCTCCGGATGTAGAAGAAGTTCTACCACAAATTATATATAATTTGCTTCCAACAACAACAGCACTTGATGCGTATAAGCCAGTAATTCCCGGATTCCATAGTGAATATGAATTATTTGCAATATTATAAATGCGAATAAATTGATAAATATATGCTGAGCTACTTTCAAATCCACCATAAATATATATATTCCCTTTATAATATGCACAGCATGGGTAATTATAATAGTTGTCAGGAAATGTAGCTAAATCCGTTAGTGTATTGCTTTCAGTATCGAACACAAATGCCTTCTTTGGTCCACCGCCAAAACAATATATCTTGCTGTCAACTACACAAAATGTACCGGCTAACCATGTTCCAAGAGTATAAACATCTTCTGTTTCACCTGTTTCGGTATTAAAACGGCTAATTGCGCCAGTTGATGTTCCTTGATTACCTTTTCTGCCAGCAATCATGTAAATATATTTCCCGATTGCGCCATTTCCAGAACATCCAGCAGACATTGCATCCGGAAGTGCATACTGAGTCGTAGAAATTACTTCACTACCATAGTTCAGCACAGGACTACACTCAACAGCGCTCGGCTTTGTTGCCAATGGTACCCAGAGCTTGGTGGTATCAGAGGGAGGGGTTGCACCGTAATCAATGTTGAGTTTTACCCCCCCCCGTTGGTAATAATTGGATTGCCGTAAATTACGCTCATGCTGTTACCTCCGTAATCGTAACCTGTACGGTCATGTCTGCGTTCGGCTTATCGCCAATGCATTTGGCCGTAATCGTTCCGTTGTTGTTCTCCATCCATATCGCAGATGTGCCGCTGTCGATAAGTACGCCAAGGGCTGTTGCATCCATTTGGATGTCTACCTTGCTGTTGACGGTGATGCCGCTGATGGTTACCGTCTGCGAAAGGTTGCTCCAAGATGCAGTCGGTAAAGTGACCGAAGCTCGCTTGACCTTGCAAGCATTGATGGCAGCCTGCTGGGCGGTAGACACGGGCTTATCGGTATCGCTGGTGTTATCTACATTTCCAAGTCCGACCTGGGCCTTGGTCACGCCATGTGGGTTAGTTTTATCGGAAACATGGGTATAGGGGGCCTGCTTCACATTGTCCACATTGCTAAGGCCCACTTGCGTTTTGGTTACTTCGTGGGGGTTGGCCTTGCTTGCGATATGGCCGGGCACATCCGCCAGCGCCGCATTGAACGCCGTTTCCGTACCGGAATAGCCGCCCTCTACGGCGGTCTGATAGGCGGATTTACCATCGGCACCGGCTACGCCTGCGGGGCCTTGTTCGCCCTGCGGGCCAACGGGGCCTTGAATGCCCTGGATACCCTGCTCGCCTTGGGGGCCTGTAGCGCCGGTAGCACCAGCCGGGCCAGTAGCGCCAGTCTCACCCTGTGGGCCTGTTGCGCCGGTATCGCCCTTTTCGCCTTTGTCACCTTTAGGGAGTACAAAATCGAAAACCGCAGCGGAGGTAGTGCCGCTGTTGGTGACGGAAGCAGCAGCGCCGGAAGTAACTGTACCGACCGTGATGGTAGCAGCTGCGCCGTCTGCGCCCTTTTCGCCAGGTGCGCCCTTTGGGCCTGTTGCGCCTGTCGCACCAGTTTCACCGGTTGGGCCTTGCACACCTTGCGGCCCCTGTACGCCCTGCGGGCCCTGGGGGCCGATGGGGCCTTGCAAAGCACCTACACTTACCCAGTCATTGGCCGTCTCGCTGTAAATGTAGCACTCGCCGTCCTCCTGCACATAGTACATCTTGTTGTTCCCGGCGGGGATCGCGTTTTTCAGCGCTGCCAGTGTAGGATAGCTGTCCTCGATATACAGGCTGGTTCCATCTTTACCTGCGGGGCCTACGGGGCCTTGTGGGCCGATGGGTCCTTGCGGGCCTTCCGGGCCTCTTCCACCGGGAGCGCCTGTGGCTCCGGTATCGCCCTGTTCACCCTTGGGGCCTGCGGGACCAGCAGGGCCTTGTGCGCCGGTTGCGCCGGTTGCTCCACGGGCACCGGTTGCACCGGTATCACCCTTGGGGCCAGTATCGCCTTTATCACCTTTGGGGCCAGTTGCGCCTGTGGCACCGGTAGCACCGGCAGGCCCCTGTTCGCCTGTTTCGCCCTTGGGGCCCTGGATGCCCTGTACGCCCTGTAAGCCTTGCGGGCCTCTCGTACCCTGTGCGCCCTGCTCGCCCTGTACGCCCTGCGGCCCCTGCGGGCCTCTCACACTGACGGCCTGCGGGGCAATGGCGGTATCCTGAATGGTGAAGGACATAACGCCGCTGGCATCTACATAGGGAACAATAACGGGGCCTGTCAGGCCTTGGTCACCCTTCGGCCCCTGCTCGCCTGTGTCGCCTTTCTCGCCCTGCGGGCCGGTATCGCCTTTCAGGCCGGTAACAATGGTTTCGGAACCATCATCTGTTACTGTGCCATTGGCGAATTTCAGGCGGCTGCGCTGCGGCGCTACTGTGCCATCCGGCGCTATGATGATGTGGCCGGAAGAACCGGTGGCTTCCCATGTCTCGCCGTCATTGCTGGTTTCCAGCACCTTGTCGCTGTTGAGCCGGATGTACTTCACATTGCCGGTGATGATGCGCTTGGCCAGCTCCGCCTGTACGGTACTGGCATCACCATTAATATCTGCTGCGCCCATATTGCTGGCAGCCGCCAGTGCGTTCAGGGCATCAACAAGGCTGTTATACGCAGGAATGACGACCTCACGCACCACAGCCTCTACGGAGAATTGCATTTCATTGACGGAAAGGTTCGGGGTGGTGTCCTGCCCAATTACCCCAACCCTGTTGCCGTCACTATCGGTAAATACTGCATCCGGGGTATAGGGATTGCCGTCGGATGCTTTGATTTTTTCAAACATAGCTTACCCCCTGTACTTTCTCGTTTCTCGGTACTCTACTGCGATGTTCTCGATGCCGAAAGGCTCCGCATTGCCGTTGGAGAAGCGGAACCGCACTTTATCAAGGTTGCGCATATCCAGCTTCCTGCCCTATACCTTCGGAGTTGCATCGGTTCTCCATGTCCACTTCGACCAGTCTATATCCTCCCATGAGAAGAAGCGGGCAGTTCTCGCATCGGTCAGAATGGAGATCCATTTGCCACTGCACATCGCAGAGGCGTTTACGCTCGTCCGAACGAACGCAGACAGCCTGCACGCAAGGTAACGGAAGTGCTTGCTGGAATAGAAGGTCTTGCCATCGATATCTGGGGTTTCCCACTGGCACCCTACTGGTGTGTATGTCTCCCCGTCCATCGTGTCGTTGTAGGAGTTGGGAGCGGTCTCATCGGTATTGAATTTGCATACTTTGCCATCCGCCGTACCAAAGAACAGTTCGCCGTTATCGTCCCAGATCACCCTTGCGGGTATTCCGGTCAGATAAAAGCACTCGTACTGGTAGTTGGAATACGGCTCCCCATCCTCGTAGTGCTTTTGCAGCAGGTCAAGCACATACACGCCAGCACCGGCCGCAATGAAATAAAAGTCCTTGTGGATGCAGGCATAGGCATCGGCGATATTGCTTTCCGAAAGCAGCTTCGGATTGATATAAAAGCTGCGGCTCTGCACATAGCGCTCGCCGGTCACATCGGAAGCAGTCAAGGCAAATATGCCGGTGGAGGAAAGGAACAGCGGCTCGTTATCGGTCGGCACAAAGCTGTGCGGAGCGATTGCGCCGTGTCCGGTGATGACATTTCCGGTCTTAAATGCAAAGGTCTCCACGCTGTTGCCGAGATCATCGGTCTCCGTTACCGTGGAGCCGGTGCGCACATACACCGCGCCGGTGGTACCGCTCTTGTGGGCCGCTATCCTGTCGCCCACGATGGAATACCCTACAATGCGCTCGCTGTCCTCGCCCAGTATCGAATAGGATAGATCGGAAAAATAGGAAAAATCATTCTGCGCCGACCAAAAATCCCTGTTCTTAAAGTTCGGATCGCCGGTCACAAATAGCCGGGTGCCCGTCTCGCCATACACAATACAGGTATCGCAGTTCGTAATGCGGCTGCGGCTCCCGCTCCTGTCCTTGGATGCAGTGATATATACATTGTCCGCGCCCTCCAAAGGGGATTTACCCGGAGCGGCTACGAATGTCACGGTGCCGCTGGTGCGGTTTACAGTAAAGTCTGTAGTCTCCACCTTGTCTACGAAGGAACCGTCAGCTTGCAATACCTTTGCCGTTACAGGTGTTGTATCCAAATTTTCAAGGGAAAGTTGGAATACTGTTGCTGCTGCGGTCTTATCTCCTACATAGAAAGATTCCGTCCACTTATCCGACATGAGGTTGATATCCTCATAAGTTGTTCCGCCGGTACCATCCGGGTTTTTATTGATAACGATGCGCGGCACATAGGCGCTGTCCGATACATTAGCCACGGTGAAGGTGCCGTCACTGTGCGTTACCTTGTAGTAATGTGCTCCATCCAGCAGGTACAGCGCTTTATCGAAGTTCTTGCCAACCGAAAAGGCATCGTTCATGGCGGAAGAGATCAGCGTATCGCCTGCATACAGTTTCGTGCCCGCATGGATAATATCTGTCCCATCCAGAGAGAACCGACCATTGATGCGGCCATCGTATACCGCCGTTTTGGCAAAGCCAAGGCGCTTTCTCACGCGGCCGGGGGAGGAACGGATCATGTTCTCGCAGTTGGGGCTTCTTCTTGGGTCGATATTGGTTGCGCCGCTGGAAAAGTCGCAGCCATAAAAGTCGTTAATGACCATGGCATTGGTCTTTACCACATCAGCGCTGGGGAGTTTTGCCGGGGAATATCTCATTTGCTCCCCTCCTTACATCATGAATACGGTTTCAATTACTTGGTGTTTCTCGATGTCCTCGTCCGTCATAGCGCCTACCATCTCGGCAAAGCGTCCGGTGAGGAACTGATTCAGCGCCAGTGTCTCATCAATGCCGCTTGTGGCATCAATGGCCAGCCGGAGTGGAATCAGCGGAACCGCCTTGGGCTCCACCTCTATCTCGGTCGCACCGGAAGCGCCTGCAAGGGTGGCGTGCCGGTGCTTATACTGGATATCGAACTGCCCGCTGTAATGGTACGGGATCGCAATATGGTATTCATCCAGCCGCCGGTAGTCGGAAAAGTCGCGGAAGGCCACGCCGTCACCGGAGAAAAGGATTTTCACCATGCCGTTCATCTGCTGGGGCAGCTCATACGGCACCCATGCTATGTGCTCCGGGATTTCTACCAGCGGGAATGCATAAAACGCAGCGTTTCTTACCTGGAATGGGTACTGCGATTCCAACTTGATACTGCCGTTAAAGCTGCCGGAAAGCCGCTGGAACTCAGGAGCGGTAATCTGCCGCCGGGCCCCATCGATATTCGCTGTTAGAACACCGCAAATTTCAAGCGTGTAGGCTTTTGCATCACTGTTGGTAAACTCGTAGGTATCACCGGGATAAACCGTCTTAGCTTCAAAATGGGAGCCCTCCATGCACCGAGGCATGTTCTGAACGATGCTGATGGATTCGATCAGCGGGAACTGCGATTCCACCATTGCAACAGCACCGTCCAGCAGGTGCTCCATTCTGTCCTTGTAGTCGGCTATAAATCCGTTGCTTGCGGCAGCGCCGTTTACGGTGGCTTCATCTATCCACCGAAGCGCACCGTTGATGGCATCGTTCTTGTTCATTCAATCACCCCATGTACCCTGCTTCTTCAAGGATGCGGGCGACTTCTTCGGGTACATCTACCCATTCGCCGCGCTTGATCTGATAGGTGTAGCCGTTGATGCACACAGGCACTACGACATCTTCTTTGTTCAGCTTGTCCTTCGGCAGACGGATGCGTACCTTCTTGCCCTTGGCGAGTTCATCGCCGGTCGCTTTTTCTACGATCTCTCCGACCATGTCGGGGTTCTTAATCTCTTTTGCCATGTTAAATCCTTTCTGTAAAAGAAGGGAGGGGTGTTACCCCCTCCCTTGTATTTGGTTAGGCAGAAGCCATGGACTGAATGCAGACCATTGCCAGCTCCTGCAGGCGAACAGTAACCGCCATCGCTTTCCAGCCGACACTCGCGCGCTGGTTCAGGGGATCCTCGGTACCGGCGGAGCCAGTGGGCTTGATGATGATTTCGGGCTTGGAAGAGCCGTTTACATCGACCACGCCGTAAGCGTCCTTGCCTACGATAAGGGTCTTATGCAGGGTACCCGCAGTAGCGGTCGTTGCATCGGTGGGGCACATGGTGGTCAGAATGAAACGGACACCATGGATACGACCAATCTCGCCCTTCATGATGTTCTCTGCACCATTGTACTTGGAGATATCCTGCCACAGGCTGTCGTTCTGCAGGTCGTATGCTACACTGGGATCGCAGAAGCCGATGTAATAGCCGCCCTCCAGGGGCTCGGCGTTGTTGTTGCGCAGGGTGCGCACCGCTTTCTTGATCTCCTCGCTGTTTACCACCTTACCGGCGGCGATAGCGGCAGCGGAAGCAGCGCCGCCAGCAAACTGCTGGGAAGTACCCTTGAAGATAACATCCGCGCAGCGGGTCTCCAGGGTCTTGGCGGCGTTTTCGCCCATCAGCGCAGCGGACTCCGTCAGGACAGGGTCGATGCCGACCATGCTGATCTTGTCAGACAGTCGAACCCAGTTGCCCTCCTGCGCCACGGTAGCGGTCACAGCGGTGATGGACAGGTTGTCGCCGTCAGGGGTCACGCCCTCGGTCAGGGATGCCGCAGGGACATCAAGGGAGTTGAAGCGGCGGAAGTTGATGGTGTCGCCCTCGTTCTTCGGCATGGGGCGCTTCTGGCCGTACTTGAGGAAGGTCAGATTGGGCAGCAGCCGGGACAGCAGGGTGCGGTCGTAAAAGGTTTTCTGTTCAGCGGTAAGATTACCGTAAGTCTGGGTAGTAGTTGCCATAGTTTTATACACTCCTTAATTTTTTAATTCCCCCCGGAGTGCAGCTTGATACAGCTTTTCAAAGTCTTTGTCCGACATCTTCATGTAGTCGGCTTCGGTTTCGGGGCTTTCGCCCGTCAATGCTCCGGGAGATGCTTGTGCGTTGTTGTTGATTTTTCGGAGCGTGTCCTCCTTTGCCTTGTTTGCAGCATCGTTGGCGAGGTCAAAATAGCTGTTCGCCAAAATTGTGTTGAACGCTGCATCCACGCTGCAGGGCGTCCCCTGCTGGGTGCAGTAGTCCATCAATTCAACCACTTGGTCTTTGAGCTTTGTGAATGTCTGCCCTCTTACAGGGTCAGCCTCCAGCTCTCTCATGCGCTCATTGCTCCGCAAGCGGGCAATCTCCGCTTCCAAGGATTGATTTCGGTAAGCTGATACGGGGTCGGTTTGGCCGTCCTCGTCCAGCCGCTGCATCGAAACAAAGGCTTCGTACTCCGCCTTTGTGGTGATGGGCCTGTCATTGTCATAATGATTGGTCAGGCCCATGCTGCGGATAAAGTCGTCCACGCTCTTTTGGGATGCTTCTTTGATTCTCCGTGACACACGCTGTGTCTCGGTCGGTTCTTCCTGCACCGCAGGTTCTTCCTGCTCGACAGGCTCGGTTTCCTCTACTGCGGGAGAGGAGTCGATATCTTCAACGATATCTTCATTGGCAGCAGTCATGATTTCTTCGTCCATAATTTCCTTTCTGTGGCGAGGTTCGGTTTGTTCCGTTTAGCAGCCACTTAAAAATTGGTTATCCCTCCAAGGGGTTGGTCACATAGGTCGGTGTCCTGTTGGTGCATTTGGGGTTCTTGCACTCCAGCTGCAGCTTGATAAATGCCTTGGTCTCCGTGTCGGGGGATTTGTCCCCGGTAAAGGACAGGTATTTGCCTGTGATCCGCATCTCTGCCTTACAGTTTGGGCACAGCATTATTACCGCCTCCTTTGTACTTGTCTAGCGGGGTTGGGGCCTTTGGGACATCCGGCAATGGTACGCCGCCTACTCCCGATACGCTCTGCAGCCCCTCGATGTTTTCTTCTGGTACTCCGGGCATCCCCATCGGGGTCGGCTGCATCTCCCGCATCCGCTTAAACTTCTCCTTAAACGGGGCTACATTCGGGTCGGACAGCTCTATGTACTGGTCGATTGTGATATCTCCCCGGTCGAGCATCTTATCCAGTGTGGCCTGTGCCAGCACCGCAGAATACTCGGAGGAGGCTCCTACATCCACCTGCAGGTCAAAGTCGTACATGGCGTAGTCCGTACCCGTAAATGCTCTGCCTGATACCTCGTCCCCCATCTCAATGACGATTTCCCGCTTGTCGGAGCAGTATGTTTTGAAAAACTCCATCCAAATGCGGCCGATCTCCTTAACTGCGTGCCAGTATCTGCGCTGAATCTCGTTGACCGGGGTCTGCGCTTGGTTTTGCAATGCAATGATTGCGGATGCGGCCATGTTTGCACCCAAGGACTCGCCAGTCGTCACCTCGGTCGTGCCTGTCACTACGCGGGTAAGGTCGATCATGTCGTTGCTCACCTGCGTAGCAGCAGACGAAAACGCCGGAGGCTGCAGGTACGATATCCCGCCGTTGGAGTAGTCGGTGACGATCTCCCCCGGCTCGTTTGTCAGCGGCTGTCTGATTGCACCGGGCTTTGCCACGATTTTCGGGAAGCCCATCTGCTGGATGGCCAGCGCCTGCATTCCGTACATAAAGTTGATGAGCTTTTGGTTGGGGATAAGCCCCTCGATTTCGCCGATGCCGTAGAAACAGGCTTTACGCAGTTTCCAGTTGAGCGCCGCCACAGGGTACAGCTTGATGCGGACGGGGCTGCCCTGCGGGGTAAGCGGTACTGCCGTGCATATCTCCACGCTGCGGGTCGCTTTGTCAAACACGACCTCACCGTTCTTGCGGTAATACTTGGTCAGCACCGTGACCTTTTCGTTTTCCTTGCCGTCCAGCTCGATTCTCTCGGCCTGATAGGTGCTTGCATCCTCAAATTCATCGGGACAGATGTTTGCCACCTTTTCCGCAGGCAATCCCCTGTCCTTGGCCATCTTGCGTACAGCGCCCAATTTGAGCCGCTGGGCGATGATTAGGTAGTCCTGCTTCTGCACATCCCGGAGCTGCGGGTTGGCTACAAAAAAATTGAGAGCATCCACGGTTTCCCCACGAAGCTCCCCTACATATTTGTCGCCTGTAACGCTGGTGTCCCAGTAAAAGTGCCATATGCCTGTGCCGTTGGTCGCTGCATCGTCACACGCCTCGTTGCACAGTTTGTCCATGTCGGCTCTGTCCCAGATCGTCCGTGCGTACTCGGTGCAGTTCTCGGCGGCGTCCTGGTGCATCTGGTCAAGGATTTCGTCACCGCTGGCGCTGCCCTGTCTGTAGACGATGCTGACAGGCTGGTCAAGCACGCTGGAGCGCTTGCTGCGGACGATCATGTCCACGATGTTGAGGACGGGTCTCGGCAGGTTCTTGGTGCGCTCTGTCGCTTGTGGCCACTGGTCGCCCTCCTTAAATCGCACAAAGGTCGGGAATTTGGTGCTAAAGCCCATCTTGTTGTGGTACGCTACACCCTCTCGGTATAGCGTCCACAGGGTTACATCACTCATATCAATCCTCCGGGCCGTTAAGCCACTCGTTGAATATCTTTGTTGCATATTGCTCCTGTGCCGTTTGGTCGTCCCCTAACGCCCACAGGATCAGGCGTTTGAGCCATCGTCTTACCATACCTGATACCCTCCTTGTTCTTCTGGCTGTCGCAGCTCCGGCGGCAGCTTGTACTTTGTAACCGGCGGCTGTCCCGCATACGGTCTCCCGCTGCAAAAATACCTGATGGCATCAGGTGCATGGGTCAGCTCGTGCGGCTCTGTCGCTACATCGTTAGGCTTGTGGTCATCGTACTGGACCATCGGCAGGCAGCGGATGACCTGCTTGCAGTTACGGAAAAACCGCAGCCCTGCTATTCTCGTCTTGTTGCCGGTTATGATATCTCTGCTGTCCCTCGGCTTTAGCCACTCATGTACATCCTGCCAGCCGTTGATACGGTCGTTGTCCACCTTGACCAGCGGGATGTCCTGCTCCATAAATATGTCTGCTACGCTGCGGCCCGTGTCATTACGCCTGTTCCACAGGTCGGGCGGTGCAAGCCATTGCTCGATCTTATCGTCCCCGTTGGCCTCCTTGATCCGCATGGCGGCATCGGAGGCGATCAGCCCTGACTCGTATATCTCTCGGTACACATAGCCGTTGCCCTCGCCGTCTATTGCGATCCAGTATCCGGCCAACATATCAAGGCCGTAGTCCATCGCAAAGTAGCGTCTCCACCAGTCGGGAATCTCGATGGGGTCTATCACATGGATATCGTCACGCCACTCGGCAAAATACTGACCTGCAAACACATTCCAGTCGCCATCCAGCCATGCTCTCCGCATATCCTCCGGTAGGGTCTCCAGCATCCGCACATAGTCTGGGTCCTTATCAACCAATACCGTGTTGTCGTATACCTTTGCAGGGATAAACTCGTAGTCTTCTGGGTTTTCAGATGCCGTGTAGTCCCGGTCAATAAACAGTCGCTTGACCCACGCATGGCCGACTCCGCCGGGGTTGCAGGTCAGATACATCCGATGGGGGAAGTCGTTGGCGCCCCGGTTACTTGCCACAAGGTTGTTGTACATAAACTCGGTAAACTGTGTCGCCTCGTCCAAAAACATGATGTCGTACTCTTGCCCCTGATACTGCAGCACATCGGCCTCGGCGGAGCAGTATCCAAAACGGATACGACTGCCGTTTGGGAATATCATGGCCTTTTCCGAGTCGCGATAGGTTGCTATATCGGGCTCCAACACCTTTCGCAGCTCCAACACATGGTTTTGCCACAGGTCGGCATATGTGCGGCGCAGGATCAGTATCTTGATGCCGTTATAATTAACGGCAAGCATGGTGGCCTTTGCTCGCACCACCCAGCTCTTGCCACCGCCTCTGGCGCCGCCGTAACACACCCTGCGCTTTTCCGACAGCAAAAACTGCTCCTGCTTTGGATTTGGTGTGCCTAAATTGACCGTCATTTGGCATACTCCTTGCCATTGCCCAGCACGATCTCGATTTTGGGTATCTCGCCACCCAGATCAATCGGCTGGTTTGCCTTGCCGTATACACGGTCAAGGACCGTCTCCGCGCATTTTACTCGCGTTTCTGTCCTTTCGTTCTCGTTGTTCAGGGTATCCACCAGCAGCTTAACTGCCGCAGGAGTCGCCGCTTTCAGCATTGCTTTGGCGTCTTCGGGGATTTTCGGTCTGCCACTCGGATTTCCGCTTTTCCCTTTTTCAAACGGCTTGCCCCATGTCTTACTGTTCTTTTCGCTGTTACCTGCCATCTTCGGCACCTCCTTTCAAAATTCATCCCGCCCTATCCCTCCCGGTGTCTACTATGCCGGGCTACCAATTATTGTTACCAAACCATGGTTATCCGCTTAGTGCCTGTCTTGTTCCCGCACAGCAGGAGCGTCTGCGGCTGCTCATGGTCGCTCTCGCTGCTGGGCAGCAGCATCTTCCGGGCTGCGTAGCCTCCGTACTGCTGCCATGCGGTACAGCTTACCACTACCAGCTGCTTGGTACGGATAACATTGTTGTTACTGTCCACCACGATCTTTTTGGGCTTACTGATGGTACCTTTGTGGGTGTGGCCAACAATCAGAGCGTCAATGCCCTCTATGGTGTAGCCGAAGCGCTCATTGCGGTTGACCGTTGCACCGGTGTAAATGCCGCCGCCGGAGCCATGGGTAACAGCCATCGTATAGCTGGTGATAGGGATATCTCTTGTTACCCTGCGCCCAATCTCCAGCTTGAGGAATGCTATATCCTCGGCGTAGTAGTCCTCCATATCCAACTTGCACATGATATCGCCCATAATGTCTTGGTCGGTGTCCCTGGCTGTCCTCGCTTCGTGGTTACCGGATACCGCGCAGAGTATCTTATCCTTGATGGGCGTTAGCATTTCCACCATCATCTTTTTCTGCTCCCGCGGGCGGATATAATCCTCAAAGGGGCTTCCAACCGCGTTCCGGGTATTGTTGTTGATGAGATCGCCGCCAAGGATGAGATAAGCGTCCTCCCGCTCTACCCGGCGGCAGAATGCTTGCCAGCCCTCTTTATCATGTAGGATGCTGCCCAAATGCACATCAGATACCGGATATACCTTGATGGTGTCGCTCTGCGGGATTTTGCGGACTATTAAATCCATAGGTATCTCCTCCTTTATGGCATAAAGAAAGAGAGCGCCTTTCGGTACTCTCTGACTGCTTTTGGTAAGGCAGACTATTGCGAACTTGCGGCCTGCCAGCGTGGCACCTTTTTTACGAAGGTCATGTATCTTCGGCCGATGGGATAACGGGGCATCGGCGACCCCGTAAAAAGGAGGTAAAACATGAAGGTGGAGCACCCGATAGGGCTTGAACCTATAACCCGCTGCTTACAAGGCAGCCGCTCTACCATTGAGCTACGGGAGCAGATTGCCGGGATTAGGGGCCCGGCTCCCCATCAGGAGGAATGTCAAGGGAAGTCTGTGTTTTACCACACTATCAGTATACACTGTATATGCATCTTATTTCTGCCATGTTTCTGCCATCTTTACAGCTCCGTCAACCCATACCGGCAAAGGGCATATTTCATCAGCGCTTCGTCCTTATCCCGGTACACCTCTCGTTCACTCTCA